CATGCGTATAGAGTACCATTTTGGTATTCTAAAGACAACAGGTTATCCGAAGAAGCCTGTGATGAAATAATAAAACTCGGAAAAGAAAATGGGTTAGATGAAGCAGGAATATACGGCGCTACACAAGAAAATAAAGTAAAGAATAATAAAACAAGAGTTACAAATGTATCTTGGTTTCCGCAAGGACATTTTTTAGAAACAATGCTACAAGGGTATGCTACGCTAGCAAACTTAGAAGCATGGAACTTTGTTATAACAGGCAAAGAAACAATACAGTTTGGCGAGTATAAGAGAGGTGGTTTTTATAATTGGCATACAGATTCGTCTTTGAATCCTCATGTTCCTTTTAGAAAACTATCTATTACAGTAAACTTATCTCATCCAAAAGATTATGAAGGTGGTAACTTTGAAATAAAAAATCCACAAGGGCAAGAACTAAAAATGCCTTTAGGACAGTTGAGAAAAAGAGGAACAGTAATAATATTTCCTTCATTTTTACAACACAGAGTTACTGAAGTTAAAAGAGGGAAACGGTATTCACTAGTTCAGTGGTACAATGGTCCCGAGTTCAAATAGGAGATAACATGGCAAATCATGTATCAAATTATATTACTGTAATAGGAAACGAAGCAGTAGTAGACAAGTTTGCAGATCAAGTAGCAAACAAAACAGTGGAGAGGGAAATCACTAATTGGGAAGGCGAGCCCATGAAAATACAAGAGCATGTTGGTATTGATGAGTTATCTTTTATGCCTAAGTATGATGAAGATGATTCCTATAATTGGTATTGTACCAATGTAGGAGCGAAGTGGGCACACATTGAAGATGGTGCAGATGATTATATAAATGTAGTATCTGCATGGTCACCAATAAGCGATTTCTGTAAACATTTAGTAGAATACTTATCACAAATAGATCCGAATGTATTACTTAGACATCAGTACGAAGATGAGTTTAGAAACTTTATTGGAATACAAATATTTTGGGCAGACAACGGGGAAGGAGATTCTGATTACGAAGAACTTCAAGACTCTGACTTAGATGAAGCAATGCTTGAAGAGTTTCCAGAGTGGAATGATGATGAGTTTGACCACTATGACTTTCATGAAAAGTATGATTGTGTGCCTGGCGAAAGGCTAGATGATTATGTTTGGAACTGGATGGATGAACAATGGGAAGACTTAGTCACTCCTTTTAAAGACTCACAAAGTGAAAAAGAAGGAAGTTTCTACGGATACAACGAAAAGAACGACAATTACGTTCATGGGTTGGATGACTAATGATCTACATGAGAAAAGATATGCCACAAGTGCATATGACGGATATTGAACGATCTGATTTTTCTTTTACAGTAAAAAGTATACGCTATGTAGACTTATTACCAACACAAAAAGACAGAGATCCTAAGGTTACTAAGAAAATGGAAATGCGTTTGAGTGGTGGATTTTATAGAAACCCAATAAAAGTATGTCCTGCTAAAGCTGGAAAATACTATATTATAAATGGGCATCATAGATTTGACTTTCTATCGAAAAGATACATAAACGATACCGACGATTCATATATGAATCATTGCGAATGTGTAGTCATTAATGCAAACCTAGAGGAAATTTTAAATTATTTTAAATAATTAACTCGAAGGGCGACCATAATTTTAATTTTATGGATTCTCCCAACCATATACTTTGGTTCGCCCTTTAGAGTTTTTACAAAAACAAGGACACAATGAAGGCAGTATTAAGCAACAGAATATACATAGAGTGCACTAACGAGTACCAAGAGTATCTCGATAAAGAACTCACATACAGTATACCGCCTCGTAGACCTACAGATCCGCCTATCATTATTAAGAATATGGGCGTAGTGAGAGCAGGTTTAGTGACCTTACCAATCGGGAGAACGGACTTAATTCCAAACGATTACGAGATAGTTGATAAGCGTGTTGAGATACCAACTGAACTTCTTGACTTTAAGTTCACTTTACGAGACTCTCAACAGTCCGTATATGATGAAGTCGAAGGCAGTTGTATAATTAACGCTTGGGTAAGTTGGGGAAAGACATTTACTGCGTTAGCTATCGCAAATAAATTACAACAGAAAACTTTAATCGTTACCCACACTTTAGCGTTACGAGCGCAGTGGGAAAAAGAAGTACAAAAAGTTTTCGGGGTTACGGCGGGTGTGATTGGCTCAGGGAAGTTTGAGATCGATTCCCCCTTTGTCGTTGGAAATGTGCAAACTTTGTATCGAAATATCGACAAAATCACAAAGGAGTTCGGTACTATTATACTTGATGAGATGCATCATGTAAGTAGTCCAACTTTTACACGAATTATTGATGCTTCGAGAGCAAAGAATAAAATTGGTTTAACAGGAACCTTGCAACGAAAAGATGGAAGACATGTAGTCTTTCGTGATTACTTTTCGAGTACTGTTTTTAAACCACCGAAAGAAAATTATCTTACACCAAGTGTAGATATTATAAACTCTGGTATTCGTTTCATGGATGGCAATGTTGACTGGGCTACAAGAGTCAACAATCTTGCTTTTGATTGGGAATACCAAAACATGATCGGTATACTTGCCGCAAGTTATGCAGCAAAAGGTCATAAAGTTCTAGTAGTAGCCGATAGAGTGGACTTTCTTAAGAGCTGTGCAAGGCTCGTAGGAGACAATGCAATCTGCGTAACTGGAGATATTCCACACCAGCAGAGAGCAGAGATGGTTAAGGAAATCTTTACTGACAAAGATGTTCTGTTTGGAACACAAAGTATCTTCTCAGAAGGTATCAGTTTAGATTGCCTTAGTTGTCTCATTTTAGGGACGCCCATAAACAATGAGCCTTTGCTCACACAGTTAATTGGGCGAGTAATAAGAATGTATGACGGAAAACAACAGCCGAAAGTGGTAGATATTAACTTACATGGTCGAACAGCTAGAAAGCAAGCTTCGGCGAGAAGGGGATATTATATGCGACAGGGCTATGAAGTTTTTGAAGTATAGCATGAAAAAATATATCTTGACACGGAGTTAAAAGTTTGTTATAATATGTTATTCTATAATTGGGAAAAAGTAAAAAGGGAAAGCAACGGGAGTGTCAAAGACATTTTGACAATCCTTCATATACTTACCTATAAGCTACCACCAGTGAATAGACATGATAGAATATATAAGTTCTGGACTAAAAGTTTTCATGGGGATTCGTTCCTAGTAAACCCAGAGGCGTTATTCATTCAGCGTAGGAGATATTCAGATGGCGAGATTGCACAATATGCAGGTATCGCATCTTTGCGTAATTATTTTGAATATCAGAAAAACAAAGATACCACATTAGACCTCCTTCACTTTACAGGGAACGAGGACAGTATTAAAAACAATAGATTACTACGAATAGAAAATGACAGAATACATTTTTTGTTTGAAGAAATCACTTTAAAGGAATTAAAATGGCAATAAAATTTAATCAAACCAAGGGCGAAGCCCAAAAGAATAAAATCGACAGTTATCAATATGTCGAAGGCGACAACAAAGTAAGAATGGTTGGGGATATGCTTCCTCGCTATGTTTACTGGTTGAAAGGCGAAAACGGTAAGAATTTACCATTCGAGTGTCTATCATTCGATAGAGACGCAGAAGCATTTACCAACGTAGAAAAAGACTGGGTGAGAGAGTATCATCCTGAACTTAAATGCGGTTGGTCTTATGCTATCCAATGTATCCACGATGGAAAAGTCAAAGTACTAAACTTAAAGAAAAAATTACTCGAGCAGATAATGGTTGCAGCAGAAGATCTTGGTGATCCAACTGATCCAGTAACTGGTTGGGATGTTTACTTTAAGAGAGTTAAGACTGGACCAATGGCTTACAATGTTGAATATCAACTACAGGCTCTTAAATGCAAACCTAGAGCTTTAGACGATGCTGAGATGGAACTCATCGCAGAACTTAAGTCAATGGACGAAGTACTTACTCGACCAACAGCGGATGCTCAAAAAGAACTACTTGACAGATTACGAGAAGGTGCAGATAACTCTACACCAGACGAAAATGTCTCTGATGAGTTTGATATAACTTAGGAGAACATTATGTTAACAGTAGGCGACAAATTTCCAGACTTGAATCTGAAAGGTGTAAATGATGAAAATGATTTCATTGATGTAGATGTATTACTAGCAGAATGGACTGTAATATATTTCTACCCAAAAGACTTTACTTTCATTTGCCCAACAGAGATTGCAGCAATGGATGAATTATCAACTCATTGTGATGTTATCGGAGTTAGTGGAGACAACGAATT